CTCACGCGCAACAAAACGCCCCTATTCAAACGCAATCAAATGGAGCAGATATGGCAGGAATGACAGGTCGGAGCGGCGGCGCCCGGCCTGGGGCTGGTCGCAAGCCGAAAACTGAGGCTGAGAAGACGACGATCGCGACCGCCGGCAAGCAGACGCCATTGGAATTCCTGCTGTCCGTCATGAACGACAACAAGGTCGAGGACAGGCTCCGCCTCGAAGCCGCGAAGACCGCGGCGCAGTACGTCCACCCGAAGAAGGGCGAGGGCGGGAAGAAGGATGACGCGGCGGATCGCCAGAAGGCGGCCTCGGCTGGCAAGTTCGGCGTTCGCTCGGGTCCGCGGCTGGTCGCGTCGAAGTAAATGGACGACTGGTCGACAGCCTGCCCGGACTGGCAGAGGCGGATCGTTGCGCGTGAATCGCTCATCGCCTGCCCGCCGCTGTTCCCGGCTGTCGCCATGGATGCGTGGGAGGTCTGCAGCGCCTTCCATCTGGTCGACGTGATCGGCCAGCCGCTGCTCGGGGATGCCTCGCTGCCGTGGATGCGTGACTTCGTGATGGCTGTATTCGGCGCCGAAGACCCGGAGACTGGCCGGCGTCACATCAACGAGTTCATGCTGATGGTCAGCAAGAAAAACGGCAAGAGCACGATCGCCGCTGCCATCATGCTGACGGCGTTGCTCACGAACTGGCGGGCGTCGGCCGAACTGCTGATCCTGAGCCCAACGAAAGAGGTGGCCGACAACAGTTACAAGCCGATCCGAGACTTCATCAACGCCGATGAGGATTTGCTGGCGCTGCTGAAGGTGCAGGACTACTTCCGCACCATCACGCACAAGGAAACCGGCGCGACCCTGAAGGTTGTGGCGGCGGACAGCGACACGGTGTCGGGCAAGAAGGCGTCCTTCGTCTTCGTCGACGAGCTGCACGAGTTCGGCAAGCAGGCCAAGGCCTCGAACATGCTGCTAGAGGCGACGGGCGGCCTGGCGTCGCGCCCTGAAGGCTTCGTGATCTACGCGACCACGCAGTCAGCCGAGCCGCCTGCCGGGGTGTTCAAGGCGAAACTGGATTACGCGCGCAAGGTGCGCGACGGCAAGGTTAAGGACCGGAAGTTTCTGCCGGTGATCTACGAGTTCCCGGACGCCATGCTTGAAAGCAAGGCCTTCGAGGATCTCAATAACGCCTATGTGACAAACCCGAACTGGGGTGCAGGCGTTGACGTGGAGCGCATCACACAGCTACACAGCCAGGCGCGGGAAGAAGGCGAACTGCAGTTCAAGGAGTTCCTCGCCAAGCACCTGAACGTCGAGATCGGCCTGAATCTCCGGTCCGACCGCTGGGCCGGCGCCGACTTCTGGGAGGTGCAGGGCACGGCGAAGGGCTTGACGCTCGACGACGTGCTCGACCGCTCCGAGGTGGTTGATGTCGGGATCGACGGCGGCGGCCTGGACGACTTGCTAGGCCTGGCGGTGATCGGCCGCGACAAGGACACGCGGGAATGGCTGCTCTGGACCCATGCTTGGGCGCATCCGTCCGTCATGGAGCGCCGGAAAGAGATCGCGCCGCGGCTGCAGGACTTCGCAAAGCAGGGCGATCTGACGCTGGTAGATGACATGCCGGACGACGTGAACGACGTTGCCGACATCGTTGCGCGCTGCGAAGCATCGGGACTGCTCGACAAGGTTGGGTGCGACCCTGCCGGTCTAGGCGGGATCATGGATGCCATGATCAGGGCTGATGTGCCTCAAGAGAAGGTGATCGGTATTTCGCAGGGATGGCGCATGACAGGAGCCATCAAGACCGCCGAACGGAAACTGGCCGAAGGCGGACTGGTGCATGGAGGCCAGCCCCTTATGGCCTGGTGCGTCGGAAACGCAAAAGTGGAGCCGAGAGGCAATGCCGTGGTGATCACGAAGCAGGCCAGCGGCTCCGCAAAGATTGACCCGCTGATGGCGACATTCAACGCCGTCACCCTGATGTCCCTGAACCCTGAGAGTGCCGAGCACACGCAGGGTTTCGTAGACCTGAACGCATGACCACAAACCTAAACCTCTCTGCCAAGGCGCATGTTTCGCGCGTCCTGACGGACTGGGCGGGCGCGCGTCCGGGTGCTTTCGAGCGCATGGGCATCCAGAATGCGACCGTCGTCAGTTCAAACCTTGACGGCATGAACGAGCTGTTCCAGCCGATCTCGTCGCCTTCTGGCTTCGCGGTGACGGACAAGACCGCGATGCAGGTCAGCACGGTCTACGCCTGCCTGTCGAAGATCAGCGGCGCGATGCTTCAGCTTCCGCTGAACAAGTACCGATTCAGCCCGGGCGGTGACCGCGAGCAGGCGCAGCGCGACGACCTGTGGTGGATGCTGAACGAGTCGCCGGCCCCGGCCTGGACCGCGGCAAGCTGGAAAGAGTGGATCGTCCGCTGTGTCCACCTGCGCGGCGACCAGTTCACAGAGATCGTCCGCAAGGGCCGCTTCTCCACCGATGTGTCGCGCCTCAAGGTCCACCATCCCGACTGCGTCGTGGTGCGCCGCGTCGTCGACCGTCTTGCCTATGACGTATTCGACCTGGAGACCATGAAGGCGTACACGGTCGACCAGGACGACATGATGCACTTCGCCGGCTTCGGCTTCGACGGGCTGCGGTCGATCAGTGCGATTCAGTACGCCGCGAAGACCGGCATCGGGAACGCCCTGGCGGCTGCGGACTACACCGGCCGCTCGATCGGCGAGGGCGCGATGCCTCAAATCGCCCTCAAGTACCCGAACAAGATGGCCCCGGACCAGCAGAAGCTACTGCGGACCAGCTTCGAAGCCACCTATGGCAGCGGGACCGGCTCGCGGAAACTGCCGCTGGTGCTGACCGAAGGCGCCGACGTGGCCGAGTTGAGCATCAGCCCGGTCGACATGCAGCTTCTGGAGTCGCGACGCTTCGAGCGCGAGGACATCTGCCAGGCGCTCGGCGTTCCTCCGGTGCTGATCGGCGAGAACGAGAAAACCTCGTCGTGGGGCTCGGGAATCGAGCAGATCACGCTCGGTTTCGTCAAATACACGATCAAACCCCACCTTACCCGGTGGGAAGAGGAGATGAACCGGAAGTTGTTCCGCAACGCCGGCCCGTTCCTTGAATTCGACCTTGCCGAGCTGCTGCGCGGCGATTCCAAGGCGCAGGCCGAGGCCGACCGCGCCGCATTGGGCGGTCCTGGTGTCGGCGACGGCATCAAGTCGGTCGACGACGTGCGCCGCTCTCACAACCTGCCGCCGCTTGGCGGTGAGTACGCGAAACCCTTTCTCGCACAGCGCGGCCCAGCCGCCGCGCCGGCTCCTGCACCTAAGCCTACCGAGGGCAACCCATGAAAATCAACAAGCTGATGCAGCTCCTGAAGGACAACGCCCGCGCCGATGCCGCGCCGGCCGCGCTCCGCTGCGAGGTTGCCGACGACGGCGCCCATGTCTACGTCTACGACGTGATCGACAGCTACTGGGGCGCCTCCGCGGCGTCGCTGGTGTCTGCGCTGGCCTCGGCCGGCGACAAGACGGTCCACATGCACATCAACTCGCCCGGCGGGGATGTGTTCGAAGCCCGCGCGATGGCCGCGGCGATCGTCGGCCATGCCGGCAAGGTCGTTGCGCACATCGACGGCGTTGCAGCCTCGGCGGCCACCTACCTCGCGCTGGCCGCCTCCGAAGTCCGTATGACGGACGGCGGCCTGTTCATGGTCCACAACTCCTGGACCATGGCGATGGGCAATCGCACCGAACTGCGGTCGACTGCCGACCTCCTCGAAAAGATCGACGGCACGATCTCGGCCGACTACCAGCGCAAGACCGGCAAGTCTGCCGACGAGATCGCCGCGCTGATGGATGCAGAGACCTGGATGACCGCTCAGGAAGCGCTCGACGCCGGTTTCATCGACGCCATCGACACCAACACCAAGGGCGAGAAGGCCAGCGCGCAGTGGAACCTGTCCGCCTACGCCAACGCGCCGGCCCCCGCCGAGGAACCTGAGCCCGACCTGGCCGAGAAGGTCGCCGCCCAACTCACCCACAACCGCAACCGTCTCCGGTTGTTCCAGATCTAGCGCGTCTCCCGCGTCAGAGCAGAGCCCCTTTCGAGGGGCTTTTTTTATGTCCGTCTCATTACCTGAAAGGCCAAAAATGAGCATTCAAGCCCTCCGGGAGCGCCTCCAAGCCTCCAGCAAAGCCGCCAACCACATCCTCGCGGAGAAGGGTTCGCAAACCTGGGAAAAGGCAGACCAGGACGCATTCGACGGCCATGTCGCCGAGTGCGAGCGCATCAAGTCGCAGATCGCCGCGCATGAGAAGATGATCGCGGAAGACCGCGATGCAAACTTCTCCGACGCCTCGGACTTCCGCACCAAGGACCGCGCGCCCAAGAGCGAAGCCAAGAAGGTGTTCGACACGTTCCTGCGCAAGGACTTCAAGAACATGTCGGCCGAGGAAGTGATCGCCGTGCGCAACACGATGTCGACCACGACCGGCTCGCAAGGTGGTTTCACCGTGCAGTCGGAGATCGCATCGACGCTGATCGACTACCTGAAGTCCTACGGCTTCATGCGCGCTGTCGCGTCGCAGATGACCACCGACAAGGGCAACCCTCTGTCGTTCCCGACCTCGGACGGCACCACGGAAGTCGGCGAGTGGATCGCTCAGAACACGACCGCCACCGCCGCGGACCCGGTGTTCGGCACCGTCGCCCTGAACGTGTTCAAGGCGTCTTCGAAGATCATCGCCGTGCCGTTCGAACTGTTGCAAGACAGCGAGATCGACATCCAGGGGATGGTGCTCAAGCGCTCCGCAGACCGCATCGGCCGTTTGGGCAACGTCGGTTTCACGACCGGCGGCGGCACGACCGACCCGTTCGGCCTGGTCACCGCAGCCTCGACCGGCAAGACCGGCACGACCGGCCAGACCCTGACCGTCATCTATGACGACTTGGTCGACCTGATCGACTCGCTGGACGTGGCCTACCTTGGCGCTCCGTCGTCGAACCCGGAACTGGCCGGCGCCGAGCCGGGCTTCATGTTCAATCAGACGACCCGTCGCGTGATCCGCAAGATCAAGGACACGGCCGGCCGCCCGATCTGGATGCCGAGCTACGACGAAGGTCTGACCGGCGCCACGCCTGACCGCCTGCTGGGTTACCCGGTCTACCTGAACAACGACATGGCTGTGCCGGCTGCCAACGCGAAGACCATCGCGTTCGGCAACTTCAACAAGTACATGATCCGCGACGCCATGGACGTGACCATGTTCCGCTTCGACGACTCGGCCTACGCCAAGCTCGGTCAAGTCGGCTACCTGGCCTGGGCCCGCATGGGCGGCAACCTGCTGGACGTGAACAGCGTCAAGCTGTACGCCCATTCGGCAACCTGATCCACAGCGATCCAAGCAAAAGCCGCTCAGCCTCACCGCCGGGCGGCTTTTTCATTGGCGTTCAAGGAGAAATCACCATGGCAAAGAAACCGGCTGTCGAGAAGGTCGACGACGGCAGCATCAAGGCGCGCGTGATCGTCGCCGGCCTGTTCGGCGCAATGAACGAAGTAGTCGTGCTCGACAAGGCCGCGGCCGCTGCCGCGCAGGCCACGGGCGACATCGACACGCACCCGGATGCCGTCGCCTACGCCGAAAGCCTGAAGGGCTGACATGACGCTCAAGCTCCAGACCGCCGCGACCGTCCTGCCGGTGTCCTTGGTGGAAGCCAAGCTGCATCTGCGCGTTGACGGCGTGGATGAAGACGCGCTGATCACTTCGCTGATCGGCTCGGCAACTCTGGAGGCCGAGCACCTGATGGGCCGTGCCGTCATGCCGCAGAAGTGGCAACTGACCCTCGATTGCTTCCCGTCCGAGATGGCCCTGCAGCGCCCGCCGGTCACTGGCGTGGATAGCGTGACCTACGTCAACACCGCGGGCACGCCCACGGTTCTCTCGGCTGGCGTCTATCAGGTCATCTCCGGCAGCGACTACACATCGAGCATCGTCCTTGCCTACGGTCAGTCGTGGCCGGCGATCCGCTGCCAGCGCGAGGCGGTCAAGGTCATCTTCTCGACCGGCTACGCCGACGCTGCGAGCGTTCCCGAGCCGATCAAGACCTGGATCAAGCTGCGCGTCGGCGCGCTGTACGAGAACCGCGAGTCGTGGACATACGACAAGCCACTTGAGCGGAACGCGCACACGGACTACCTGCTCGACCGCTACCGGAC